AAGTGGCAGGCCCAAGGGCCGGGCATTATTGAGCGCCCGTTGAAGTTGATGCGCTCAATGTTCCCGGACCTGCGCAAAACAGACGGAAGCTTCGCAGGGCATTCTGACGTCTACATGCATGCCAAGTCCTATGCCGCTGTTGGCGACGGGCTGTCACTTACCAGCTTGGCACGCGCGGCCATGAATGTTGCAGCATGACCACCCAACTTCACCCGGTAATGGCAAGCGCTCTCGCATCGGCGGTAGACGTAGCAGCATTGCGGCAGGAAAACGAAATGTTGCGCCAAGAGCTGCGTATTGCTGTTGGAGAGTGCTGTAACCAATATTGGGACGACGGCCACGCCGACCGCGTGAGTCGCCTGTACGGGATCGATCTTGACATGCTCAAGGTTCTGGGGAATGCGCTGTGAAACCGGCGGCTAAAGCTGCAAGAGATAAAGCAACGATCATTTCATGGCGCGACCAATTTTTTACAAAACGGGCCGCCGCCGACGCCCAGTTGATCGAAGCCGCGCCCGATCTGCTGGATGCTTTGCAGATGGTGGCACAGCAAAATCGCGACCTGCTAGCGGCATTAGAAGAGGCTATTGAATTTGCTACGGATAAACGCCCCATCCACAAATGGTGCTATGCCTGCAAAGCTGGCCGCGCCGCTGGCATGACTGCCCGCGCAGCCATTGCCAAGGCTACAGGAGATGCAGCATGAACACACGCCTACTCGCCCGCGTTCGCCCCGCCTACTACCACGACATGGTGCCCCGCGAACTGGCCCGTCGCAACATGCGCGAGTGGGTGCGCGCTGCCCGGCTCGTATCGCGCACAAAGCGCGGGTGGAACGCTACACCGAAGGGGACGCAATGACCGAACGCGACTGGCAGGACGCGGCACTGTACGCCGTAGCTGTTCTCGGGCTCGTAGTCATCTTTACCACTGGAGGCTGACATGCGTGACGGAATTTTGCTCGCGATGGCCCTGTGCGCAGTCGTAGTGATTGCCACGTGGCTCTACGCCGTGTTTCTTGATTCTGACGACAAGGGAGATTGACATGGACTACGTTTTATGGGCCGTGCTGTTTTTCGGAGGGTCAGTGCTGGCTCTGATTCTGCTACATGGCGGCAGCGACCGCGATGAGTGGGACCAAGCACATGACGACATGGAGCAGCAGGAAGCGGTGACAAAGCCCGCCGCACTGGAACAACACCCACATCGCCGGGCCGGCACTGGCTGGATGGGCGATTAACCACAAGGACAAAATCATGAGCATCGAAATGTTTGACCAACACACGACGGAATTGACCGTCATCCAGCGCGCCGCTGTGGCGCTTGGCTCCGACCGGGCCAGATCCGAACTTGCCGCCCTGGTCAAGAAATCTGCGGCCATCAGGGAGGTGAAGAACACCGCTGGCCGCGATGAATGCCACGGCGCTGCGATGGTGCTGGTCAAGGCCCGCACCACGATCCAAAAGACCGGCAAGGCCGCGCGCGACGATGCGACCCAGTTCTCCAAGGCCGTGATCGCCGAGGAAAAGGAACTGATCGCCATCACCCAGGGCGAAGAGGATCGCCTGCTGGCCCTGCGCAACGCCTGGGACGAAGCCCAGGCCGCCGAGCGGGCCGAGGCCGAGCGCATCGAGCGCGCCCGCATCGAGGCAATCACACTGCGCATTGCCGACATCCGGGAGTGCGCAGTGCTGGCCAGCCAGTGCCGCACGGCTGCCGACGCTGATTGGATGATCCAGAAACTGGCCAGCAACCCGCTGGAAGGGTTTGAGGAATTCAGCGAGGAAGCTGCAGCCGTGCGCAGCAAGTCACTCGCCCGCATGATGGAAATTGCCAATGAGAAGCGTGATCAGGAAGCTGCAGCCGCCCGCGCCAAGGCCGAGCGTGAAGCCGAAGTCCAGCGCCTGGCCGACGAACGGGCAGAACTGGCCCGCCAGCGTGACGAGCAGGCCGAGCGTGACCGTGTGGCAAAGGTGGAGGCTGCAGCGGCCCAGAAGGCATTGGACGATGCTCGCAAGGCACAGGAAGCAGAGATGCAGCGCCAGCGCGCCGAACTTGCCGCCGAGCAAGCCGCAGCCCGCGCGCAGTTGCAGGCAGACCTGCAGCGCATGGCCGCCGAGCGCGACGCGTTGATGCGCGAGCAAATGACTTTGCGCCAGGCCGAAGCCGACCGGGTTGCAGCCCAGGCGAGGGCGCTGGAAGCTGCAGCCGTGCGAGAGATAGCGCCCATTGCGGAGTCCGATCCGATCTTTGAGCAGCGCGACGGCGGCGAACTGCTGCAGGCCCGGCCCGGACCAAGCGACGACCTCGAAGGCCCCAGCGACGGGGAAATCATCGCTGCTGCCGTGACGGCGGTTGCCGACATTTTTTGCTGCACTCCCAAAGCAGCCCTCAATCGACTGGCCGAGATTGAGGATTGGATCACGGTCGAAGTTACAGCTTGAAGGAAAACCATGAACGAAGTATTGCAAGACACAATGACCATTGAAATGGTCGAGCAAGATGAAGCGCCGGCGCAGCCGCTGGCCGTTGTTCAAGAGCCCATCGTTGGCCCGTTGGCCATGGCCATGCAGGCGATCAAGGCTGGCATGAGCGTGGCCGACATGCGCGACATGCTCAACCTGCAAAAAGAGTGGGAAGCAAACGAGGCGCGCAAGGCATTCATCAGTGCGATGGCCGAGTTCAAAAAGAACCCGCCGTCGATCCTGAAAGACAAGCACGTCGAGTTCACATCGAGCAAGGGCACGACATCCTACGACCACTCGACCATCGGCCATGTGTGCGACCAGATCATCAGGGCCGCTGCCGAGTACGGTTTCAGCCACCGTTGGATTCCGTCACTTGCTGACGGCTTCTACGTTGTCACCTGTGAAGTCACGCACCGCCTCGGGCATACGCAGTCGACGGCGCTGCCCGGGCCGCGCGATGACACCGGCAACAAGAACATCTTGCAGGCCGGGCAGTCGACAATCACCTACCTGTCTCGGTACACGCTCCTGCTGGCCTACGGTTTCGCCAGCAAGGACCAACCCGACGACGATGGCCGTGGAGGCGTGCAGGCGGTCCCGCCCGACTTGCTGCAGGCCGCCCGCGATGCCGCCATGCAGGGATGGAAATCACTGGCCGCATGGATCAACGCGCGCACGCCCGAAGAACGCGTTGCACTCAATCCCGAGTCGGACAACCTCAAGCGCGCAGCCAAGGCCGCCGACAAAAAAGGAGCAGCAACATGAAGATGGAACACTTCGACTACGAGCAGGGCTCGCCCCAGTGGCTGGACGTCAGAAAAGGCGTGATCACCGGGAGCAAGTTCAAGGACGCGCGCGAACGCTTGAAAAGCGGCCACCCGTCTGCCAAGGCGATGCTGTACGCGATGAATCTGGCGCGCGAGCGATGCCACGGCACGGCGCCCGCCATTTTCGTGAACGGGGCCATGCGCCAGGGCACCGAGCAGGAGCCGTTCGCCCGCGCGCATTACGAGAGCGTGCGCAACGTGCTGGTCGAGCCGGTCGGATTCTTCAAGACGCACGACGACCTTTACGGGATTTCTCCCGATGGTTTGATCGACGACGATGGCGTGCTGGAAATCAAGACGATGGTGTCAAGCGAAACGCTGTTTACCGCCATGGTGACCGACAACATCAGCGAGTACATCGACCAGTGCAACGGCTACCTGTGGCTCCTGGGCCGCAAGTGGGTAGACATGTGTCTCTGGTGCCCCGACCTGGCCGAACTCGGAATGCAGATGCGGGTGATCCGCATCGAGCGCAACGAGAACGACATCGAGAAACTGGAAGCGGACCTGACGGCCTTTGCCGGGACGGTCCGCATGTATGAATCGGCGCTGCGTAAAGCAGCAATTGCAAACAAAGAAAAGGAAACAGCATGACAGTCCACGTATATGCAAAGGCCATGATTGGCCGTGATGCCGAGCTTCGCAAAATAGGCGAGCAATCGGTCACCAATTTGTCGCTGGCCGTCAGCTACGGCAAGAAGGACGCCACCACCAGCAATCGTCAAACCCAGTGGATCGACGGCTCCCTGTGGGGCGTGCGCGCCGAGCGCATGGCGCAGTACCTTGTCAAAGGCCAATCCGTGCTGGTGACCATGGATGACGTGCACATTGAAACGTACACCATGCGCGACAACACCACCGGTTCGAAACTGGTCGGGCGCATCACAGACATCGAGTTCGCTGGCCCCGCCCCCCAGCGCCAGGAAGCGCCGCCACCACCGCCGCCGAAGCCAAAACCGGCGCCAGCTTCGTCCGGGTTCGACGACATGGACGATGACATTCCGTTCATTACATCCTCGATGTTCTATGACATCACGACATCGAAACAGCGGAGGATGCGCCGCCATGGCTTCTAAGCAGGCGTGCGCCGCCTGACCCCTATCTTGGAGAAATTATGACTGTAATGACGGATGAAGATCCCGCACTTCCCGAAGTTTCGGAAGACGAAGCGTGGTACGACGTCGAAATTGCGCCAGCGTTGGCCGCACTTGCGAACAGGTGCAATGAGCGAGGCATGGCGTTTGTCGCCGTGGTCGAGTATGGGCCGGAAGAACGAGCCGGCACATACATGGTTGGTCCCGGTGCGGGCCTTGGTATGCAGATGGTTCGCATGTGTAGCATGACGGCCCCGAACGTAGACAGCTACATCTTAAATCTGAAGCGATATTGCAATCGCAACGGCATTGACATGGGCGGAAGTTTTACGCTGAGGCATCCCGGATCACGAGGGAGTATGTAATGCCGAATATCAGTGCAATTGACACAGGCGACACCGTGCACCACAAGCCGAGTGGCGAAGAGTGGGTGGTTGCCTACGTGCGCGGCGACCGCCTTGCCTGGTGCGGATGGCCCGAGGGCCTGGCGGCATTGTCCGACTGCATTCTGACTAAAAAGGCATTGCCAGAAGATCGTGATGAACTGATGGCAAAACTCGCTGGGATGCACGGTTCCGATGCAAGGGCGCGATATGCGCGTGATCGGCTCACCACTGAGGATTAATCATGCGCAAAACCCCCACCGATCACAGCAAAGAGCATCAGCGCCGGGCGCTAGAGATAGCGTCGTACCGGCCACGCGTGCGCCATCCGGGCGAAGCTATGCCGCCAGCGTGCGATTTGTTCAAACGGCCTGTTTACGTGCCAGGGCGCGATGCAAACGACGGCAGGGGGGTAACGCTATGAGCAACCCAAAATCCCCCGAGTACGTCAACTTTGGCCTACGGACTGCGCAGATCGCAGCAGAGCTCGCTGACGCGAAGCGCGATTACTTCGCGGGTGAGCCCGGGATCACGATGCAAAGGCGCACGGAACTGGAGGCGGAACTGGCGACCATCAAGCTGCGGCGCGAGGAATACCGGGTGGCGCACAACGATGCTGCGGCCAACGCCAAGCGCAAGCAAATTGAAATCCTGACCAAGCGGCTGGAGGGCATGGGCCTGGGGCATCTGATAGAGGAAGCCAGGGTCGAGGCGCTGGAACAAACGGAGACGCAATCATGACAGACCGCGAACTGCTGGAACTGTCTGCGAAGGCGGCGGGAATTGAGATTGAATATTGGCTCAACGACAATCCTAGAGTTGTTGAAATGTTTCGTGGGCACCTACCAAATCACGAAGTATGGAACCCACTCACCAACGACGGCGATGCGCTGCGGTTGGCGGTGAAGTTGAGATTGCAAATCACCATCACCGAAGGCGTACCTGAAGATGCATCAAGTGGGGATGCCGTGGAATACGCCGCCACCCGTCGCGCCATCGTTCAAGCTGCCGCTGAGATTGGTAGGGTAACGCTATGAGCGACAAAAGAACACCAAACATCGTGGCGACAGCGCCCGAGCGAATCTATCTGGTGATCGGCGAGGATGTCAATAAAAGTACAGATTTTGCGGACCTTGGCGGCGAAGGGATTACTTGGTGCGAGGACAAGATCGACGGCAACAGTATTGAGTATGTGCGTGCGGACAAAAGCACCCACCCACCCGAATCGGCATTGCAGCGGCTAACCGAAGCTGGCGAGATACAGGCAGCGATGGAGAGGATCGCGACTCTTGAGGCGGCTTTGCATTTGGCGTTTGCAAAGATGGATCGCGCCCGCGACATACTTACCGATGGAAAACCCAGAACGGATTGCAATTGGGGAATGCTGGCGACGGAGGCAATTAAGCACGGACTCGGATGGCCTATTGATCGCGCAGCACTCGCAGGCAAGCCAGCGCCACGGCTGACGGATGCGGAAATCATTGCAATACGCAAGGGCGACCGCTGGGGCAAGATCGCTGACCCGTCTAAGCCATGATCGGACTCTATTGCTTTCGCCCGCGCCATCGAAGCAAAGGTAAGGGGTACGACATGACTGACTCAACCACGAATGCGGAATTTGAGGTGCACGAGAACGACGAGTACGTCGCCACCACGTTCGGCCCGAGAGACGTAGCACTACGGGAGGCGTTGCACTATGCGCAACAGTACATTGGTGTTGCACAGATATTCGAGATCACACGCACAAAGATCGAAGCAAAGGTAATGGGGGTGTGATGATAAATCTATCAGGTCAAGTTGTGTCCATGGGGAACATGGACGTGTCGGAATTACCACCGCTGCTAGCTGCTCCGCGCGTGCAGTTCGCAATGTCGAACGGGCGCATTGTCACCCTGTCCGGGCTGACGATGGAGGAATGCAGATCATTTGCGCCACTGTTTTTAAGCGACGTAATTATTTCCATTGCGGGATCGACATGATTCGAAAAGTCGTTCTAGGATCGATTCTCGGCGGCGCGTTTGGGTTCGTCCTGGGTGATGGCGGCATCACCTTCGGCACATGGCATTTCTGGATCGCGCATGCACTGCTTGTCGGGCTGATGTTTAACGTGGCGCTCGACTGATATGACCAAAATGAGCACACGAAAACAAAAACACGACCTTCTGGTGAAGGCGAAAACGCTGCTTGCTCGGAACGCTAGTGAGGCGGGACCACTTCGACTTGCTCGGTTCGTCTGCACTGCACTTCGAGATGCTGTTGATTCCAGCTACGCGGACGCCGCCAGGCAAGATGTGATTGATTTGATTCGGCAGCGGCTTAGTTATATTTCAACGCTTGATGGTTGGCTGGAGTATCACCACGGCATTTTTGGATACCAATTCAAAGACTATGCCGCGTATCTTGACAGGATGCAGGTGACCCGGCACGCGTGGATTGACAGCCTGATTCGGGAGTTTGAATGACTGACATGATCACCGCCCGCGTCGTCGCGCAGCAGCTTGGAACCATGGAAACCTCGAAGCAGAACTTGCCCGGTGCCTCGATGCTTATTCAGGCCGATCAATTGCCGATTTGGATGCAGTGGCTTCCGAGTATGCAGACAACATGCGCGACATCCTACGGCCTGCGACCATCCGAAATCGTTTGGCATATCTGCGAGCAGCCTGCCGCTACGCTTGGAGATTGAAATGACGATCCACATACTTGAGCAACGCGACTACGCGCCAGGCGACCAGGCGCCACATGGATACCTTGCATGGCACGAGTGGGCCGACACGCAGCACAAGGCCGGACTGCGGCAGAAAGAGTGCGGACGCTGCGGCAAGTGGCGATACCCGCAGGAACTGAGCGCCCAGCGCGACGAACACGTAATGCAAAGTCGCAAAGGACCGGTGACATTGACGACGCTGGTGTGCAATGACTGCGCCGCCTGACCCACACCAGAGGACCGAATGATGCTCGCAAGATGGACCGAAATACTGCCACTGTTCGTGGTGCGTTGGATGGCGCTGCGTTGGTGCGAGCGCGTTGAGTTCCAGCGCGAAGGCAACCTCAGGGTTGCAGCAGTTGCCCGCCCTGACATTTACGTAAAACTCCCACCTGACCAGAGGACCGAATGATGACACATAAAACAGACATTTACGGTAACCCGCTTGTTGTCGTCAAGTGTGTCCATTGCAGGAAAATTATTGGCTACCACAAGGCGAAAACTTATGAATGCCCTGAGGGCAGGAAACACCGCACTTTTGGCTATGCGTTTTACAGCCAGTCGCAAGTGTTCACAGCACCAAAGGAACGGCCATGCTGAATTTCCGCAGCACGGTCGCCCGCCAGAAACGGGAGATTTCCACACAGTACGCAGCGCTGGCGAAGCTATTCCCCGGGGCGTTCCGCAACGGCAAGCCAGTTGTGGCGACACTGACACCCACCAGAGGACCAAATGATGACACCAATCGCTGAAATCGTCGGCGGCACATTGCGCTGGCACATCCCACACGACAGCTACGCGGTCCCGGTCGAATACCTGAGCGGGGTGCACATGCTGTACGACGCTGCCCAGAGCGAAGAATATGACCCCCTGACTGAGGACCTGATCGAGCGACTGCGCACGACTGATGTCGCGCCGATGAATGCGCTGAGCCTCGAAGCCGCCGACGCCCTGCAAGCCCAGGTCGAGAGGATGTCGACATTAACCCGATCAATCGATGACCGCGAAGCCCGCGTAGTCCGCATGCGCGACATGCTCAGTCGCGCCTCACAGGCTGATAACGATCGACTGCGCGGCGAGGTGAAAATGCATGAGCGGAGCGCATCTGCCAAAGACGCGGAGATAGCGCGGCTTACCCACGCAGTCGATGACCGCGAAGCCAGTTTGATACGCATGCGTGACATGCTCAATCAATCGCGTGCTGATCTGGTGCGACTACATGCCGACGGCATCCATTCATGCCACGCAGACTGCACGCGGTCGGGATGCGTCAATGCGCGGCTACGGGCGTGCATGGATCAAGCGCGCACTGCGTTGTTTCGCGCAGGCCGAACCACGACGGACATAGACGTACTTAGCGAATGCGAGTCTGTCGTCGCTGCCATCGACGCAGCAATGGGAACGACACGCAACGTCACAGCACTGGAAAGCCTGCGTGCATGGAACGCTGAAACCGATCCCGACGTGGCATCGGCGCTCGATGATCTGACGAAATCCAGGGGAGCGACATGACACTACCACCACTGTCGCCAGTGTTTGTAGCCGTGGCCCTTCCGGCGCGCGATTGCGAGACGCTGCACACCTGGGCGACTGCATACGGCAGGACTTGCACTGAAGCGGAGCAAGCCGCTTGCATCAAAATAATTGCCGATTGTGCGAGGTACGTTGACGGGTTTGCAATTGCAATCGAAGCAATCAAAGCGAGGGAAACGACATGAGCGACACGGTTCTAATAGACGAACGCAGGACTGCGCGGAAAAGCCACAAGTGCGATGCGACTGCGTGGTTCCACAACTACGGCATGGGGCGGCACGACTTGACACCTGAGCAGCAGGCGATATTTGATGCGGCTGAAGCTGACAATGGCCGTATCCTGCCGGGCCAGGTGTACCACTACCAGCGGGCTGTGTACGACGGGCGGATGCAAACGTGGAGGGCTCGGCTGGACATGGAGAGCGTGTGCCTAGCTCATGGGCTTTTTGATGACTGATGCAGGGAACGACATGACACCACTGCCCAAGCCCGACCTCGAAGATCACCCGCACGAACTGTGGGGACAGAACGTTTGCTCAGATTTCGTCACCGTCGAAAAGATGCGCGCATACGGCGAGGCTCGCGCGGCAGCAGAGCGGGCCGCTTGCATCGAAATCTGCGACGCGGAAGCAAGCAAAAAGCTGGAGGCGGGCGACCTCGAAGGGTACTACGGCACGAGCGCATACGCTATCGCAAATGCAATCAAAGCGAGAGAAACGTCATGACACCACCACTGCCCAAGCCCATCCTGCGCGACGACACCGAACACGGCAGGAAATATTGCACGCTTGCCGATGCCGTTTATTACGGCCATCTTTGCGCGGCAGCGGAGAGAGAGCGTATTTGCGCGGCAATACAAGCCGAGGACGACCACTGCGCCAACTTTGATTACATGCTTGACTCAAAGGACTGCATCGCAGTTGCGCGTGGCGAATGGGTTGCGCCCGTTGCCTTGGAGGTGGCAAAATGACGAAGCGCGATGATGAATTTGAGGATTGGTTTGTAGCAGCGCCGGAGCCAGCGTGTCACGATCCACGGGCCGCGTGGCAAGCAGCTACCGAGCGTGCTGCGAAGTCCTTGGATGATGCCGCTGATGCACTGATGCCGCCAGGCAAGCGAGGCAACGCGGTAGACCGGCATTGCGCCGATGTGCTGCGGGGCCGTGCCGCCGCTATCCGAGGTGGCGAGCGAGCCGCCTGAATCAGCGCGGCCATGCTTGCACCAGCGCCCGATGCCTGCTTGAGCACTCGGCGTAGATCTCCGACGCACCCGCTATCCAGCGCAGCACAGATGCAGCCGTACCGTCATTGAGGCTTGGCAGGCTTTGGCACGGAGTCGCTAGGCTTGGCGGTATCTCCGTTGGCTCTTGCGATGGCACTTTGGGCAGCGCGCAGGCCTGCATCAGAAAAACAGACGAGACTAGGATCAGAGCTTGAAATCGCATGTTCGACCTCCTGAATAATGGGTACAAACACCTTGCGTATTTCGGCCTTGTCAGTTTCGTGGCTTGTCGCAGCCGTGTTCGTGTTCTGCCGGCGCATGCGCTCAGTGGCACGCTGATTGACTTGTGCGGCAAGCTGTGCGCTGTCGTGGCGCCATTGCTGTGTCTTCCACGCAGCGGTGCCGCCGAAGGCCAGGCCGGCCAGGAAGATCGCAAGGTAAAAGTACATTAGATGGCTTGCAAATAGTTGTTGACATGCGTCCCAGAATCGGCAAAATATAGGTTCACTAAGTTCCTACGAATCAGTCATTTACCCATCCATTTGGAGATTGAAATGAAACGCTAAGTCACCGCAAATCGAATTAATCAAGCCAGCATCCAAAAGCCGCTCACTCGACGCGGCTTTTGTCATGATGGAGTGCATGTACATCAGACGATTACGCTACGCGCCTGGTCCCACCGTGCCAGGCGGTCCGGGTAGCCATTCAGGCCGCCATTGATTCGACGGGTCAGCCCCTCGAAGTCGCCGTTGTCCGCAAACCAATTGCAGTTGTTGGATTTCCAAAACCAACCGGCCGAACGGTCGGCAAGTGGCGACTGACCCAACTGCTCAGGATTGCTTACAAGTTCGACGCCCAATGCTTTCCCGGCCCTCTCGTAGTTGTCGCGCCCGGTCAACTGGATGAGTCCGCGCCCACGAAACTTGTAGCCGTCGCCAGGCTGGTTGTTGCCCAGGTCCTGCCGCACCTCGTAGCGACGCTGTGCCGCCGTAGGTCCCCAGATCTCGACCAGGAAATGCAAGCCGCCAGACTCGTGACCGACCTGCGCAAGGAACGCGGCCTGTCGTACCGGCGTATCGATGCCGAATTCCTCCATCGTTGCGATGATGTGCGGCAAGTGTTCTTGAGCCCGATCTATCCGAGCGCCCGTTGCAATCGCAAGGTCGCGCGCCGTGAGTCGTCGTGCGGCAGGCACAGGGACGACTACCGGCGCCGCCGGAGCCCGCGCCCTGAACAGCGCCGTCAGAAAATCAAGCAGCCATTTCATATCGAGTTCCACTTGAGCCGTTTACCGGCATCAAACCCGCGTGAAATAGCCGCTCGAATCAGCTTTTGCAGTTCCGCAACTGTCCACACCGAACAGTCCTGACTCGCCGCGCACGACTTGCGCTCGTCATCCGTCATCGCAACGCCCTCTGGCAGCGATGCGCATCCGGCCAGGATCAGCACGAGAACGATTGCGGTTTTCATGGCTATCCTTCGAGGTTTTTGATATCACGCCGCAATACCGCAATGCGATGCCCGGCCAGCAGGATCGCCTCGGCCATTTCGAGCGTTGTGCGATTTGGCAGCGCCATCAGCTTGCGCTCACGCTTGAGCAGCCAGCGCAGCATCAGCCGCTTGTACCAAAGATGGAGCAGGCGCTTCACGGCGGCTTACCCGCTATCCACGCGTCGGTCTGCTGGGGCTGAAAGTCGCTCGTCAAAGGTGCTGGCCGGCTTGCGCGATTGCGCTCTTTTTCGATGCCGTTGACATAGCCTTTTCTCTCGCGCCCGGTTGCGATGTCCTCGGCCTGTTCGCTGCTCAAGACGGCAGCGTTCTTGACTGCGACCATTTCGGCCTTGATCTCTTCAGCCCGCTCGGCAGCCTTCGCGTTATTGCGCCAAGTCAGAAATGCGATGATGCCCGCCGCCGCCGCCGTGACAACGCCAGCGAGATTGGCGAACAGCGAGTTGCCCCACGATTGCACCATCGCAATGAGGGCCAGGATTACTTCGTCGCTCATAGCAAAAGCATCCACATGACGCCCAGCGCCAGCGACATATCGAGCAGCGCAATGGCAGCTTTCATCGCTCGACCAGGCGCTTCCATATTTCGATCACGAGGATGATGCAGATGAACAACCGGATCAGCCATTGACTGAGTGATCCCAGCGCTTTCCCGAAATAGCGAATCTCGTGCCATGTTTCTACCCACCTGGTGATTCGGTCGATTTTGGATGCGCGGCGATAGTGTTCGTCATCATTCATCTGCCTACCTAAAGATCACCCAACCAGTCGACGAAATCCTGGTCCACGAGGTGCTTTTGCCACTCTTCCATGCTCATGTTTCCCGCGCGATAGCGAGACATCCAAAGACTGTATTCGTGCTCACGCGCGCCCCTGGCCAACTCTTCGGCGGTCAGTTCCACCGTGATGTCGTGCTGCGGGCGCATCATTGATCCATGCTCATGGGTGGGCGTCGAGCCAGGCCAGCATGGCCGACTCAGTCAGCATCACGCCGTCGACTGTCATGCCTGTGGCGACGATGTACTGCGCGATTGCGGGATTGCTAAAGCCCAATCCTCGCGCGTACTGCGCAGCACCGAGATAGTCGCAGTCTTGCATCAGATCGGCGAAGCGCTCTTTTTGCGCATCCGTCGGCCCGGTGGTCGGCTCGGGCGCAGTGACGGTCGGCAATGTTGGAGCAGCGATTGGCTCCTCGATGTACCCGCCACGTTCCGCGAATCGTGCAATCTGGTCCGGCGTGTAGCCAAACACTGCTCCATATACTCGGGCCTTTGCGAAATTTCCGCTTCCCAGTATCCTTGTGAGCGCAGCCTCATCAACCGCCGACATGCCGCTCCAGTCCGAGGTAGCGTTTTGCCCAACGCCTTGGGTGTCGTAGGACCGCAAGAACCCGCGCATGCGCTCCTTGGTCATTGCCACGGGGCCGTATTCGCCCCGAGATACCTGGCCGGCTTCCATCTTGCCGGTGTCTTCGACATACTGTGAAATCTGGTCCTCGGTGTAGCCAGAGCGCCGGCCGAAGTCAGCAACAGCGCGATATTCGCCCTTTTGCACAAGCGAATTGAATTGTTCAAGTGTTTTCATGGCCGCATTGTTTTGCCCTGGCTGGGCTTTGACCAGAAATGCCGGGGGCAACCTACATGAGCGCGGCCTTGAGGTAGACAGTCCTGTCCTTTTCCTGCCCATCGGCGCCGACGACGTGAAACGTGACCCAGTATTTGGTGTTGTTCACCAGCGCCGCGCCGGCTGGGGCTTTGATGATCCGAGACTTGATCACCTTCGTCCCTGAGTCATACCCTGCCGCCGGGTTCGTGCACGACAGATCCGCGTGCGTCGTGACCGCGTGACTGGCGTAGGTCGTTTCCTTGTCGGTAAGCCACAGACCAATCTCCAGCGGGATGTCGATGATGTCGTCCTTGTCGAAGAACGCCCACGGCTTGACAACCTCGTCAGATTCTGCGGTGGCATCGTTCCATGCTGCTCCTGTTGCCATGTCATTCTCCAAAGTTGTAGGTTAGGCCACCACTTGGAAATGTGTGGCGCATGTCATCGACCGGCATCGCGTATCGCATGTCATCGACCGGGAAGGTGTATCTCCAGATCTCGGAGGTGGTGAAGATCGCCCCGGAATTGGTGAGCGTGGCAGACCCGCCAGACAGCACGAATGCGCCGGCCTGCCCGGTCAGTTGGCGGTTAAAGCGGAAAGTGACTGCGACGCCAGAGAAGGCAAATGCACCAACCGACGCCGACAAGGTGTATGACGCTGCGGCTGCCGAGTGCGTCAACGTTGCATCGCTGCCGGTGAAGGCGTATGCAGCCGCAGCAGCAACCAGCCGGCGCCCGGTAAGCAGGCCTGCCGCACTGCCGGCGAGCGAGAATGCGCCGGCAGTTGCTGCAAGGCGATATCCGCGAAGCAACTGCGCCGCACTGCCGGTAATCGTGAAGGAGCCAACGTTGGCCGTGAGGCTGTATGACCCTGCCGGCATGTATGTCAGGGTCGCCGCTTGTCCGGCGAGACTGAACGCGCCTACATCTGCTGGCAGCACCTTGGAGCGCAGCAGGGTTGCACTTTGTCCTGCGAGCGTGAAGCTGCCCGCAGATGCGGTTAGGGTGTACGCACCCCCGGCGCCAGCAGGTGCAGGCCGGTAATCAATCCGCGCTCCGCCCGTGGCGTCCTTTGCCTGGTGAACCGCCCTTGACCGCAGGGTCGCCGCGACGTACTCACCCCCAGCCTGGCGCCATAGGACGCCAGCGCCTCCGGTGCCAGAATGAATCGAGTACACGTCAGCCTATCAAGGGACCGTGAGAAACGTCATCAGCGTGTCGTCGCTGCCAGATGCAACAAAGCGCAGCGTAATCACATCGCCGTTCGTGTCGCCAGCAGCAAGGTCCAGCCGGTACAGGCCATTCGATATTTCCGTGACCGAGCCCAGCGTGCCGCCTGCGAACGCACCGGTATCGATTGCCCGAGTCGCCGTAACCGTCTTGCCGGTCACAGGGTTGTGCGTCGTGCTGTCCGTCATGAGGAAATGGAACCCGGCTGCTGCGGCGTTCTTCTTCAGTCGGCCCTGCACCTTGACGCTGTTGTTTGCGTCGACCGTGGGCAGGCCACCAGACGCCGCCGCTGCCGCGTTGGGCAGTGCCGTGATGCCAAAACGAACCGCGTCCTCAAGGTCGACGCCAATTAGTTTCACCCGACCACCCAGAACGATCATGCCGGTAACAGTGCCGCCAAAATCCACGAAGTTAGCGCCGGTTGCAAAGGCCGCGTCAGGCAAGTCAAGTCGGTACTTTCCGTTTCCGATGTGCAGAAACCCGCCGTCAGTGTGCACAGTAGTCAAACCCGCAAGCGTTACTTCGGTAATGCTGGTTAGCGCAGCCTGTTCGCGTCGATACCAGAGATCGATGCCCGTGGTGTTGAAAACCACCCCGGTTTCTGGTGTGCCGTCCGTCGAGTCGATGATGTCGACGGTCACAGAGCGATCTGTCGATGCTTTTTTGATGATGTCGTGCAACATGCTAATTCCTCATTTGTTGAATGATCTTGGCGACAGCACTGGCCCCGCCGCTCGCCGCAGTGGTGAAACTGGTCGACGATGAAACCGTTGACTGATTCGTGGCTGCATCCTCATGCATGAAATGCCAGTAGTAGGTCGTGCTGGCCGTCAAACCGGTCGCCGCGACTGTCTTTGCACCGGTCGTCGTGATGGCCGCATTCGATGCGTACGTTGCAGCAACGCTGCTGTTGTCCTGACCGAGCTTTACCTGCGCCTTTGTCGGTGCCGTGCCGCTTGTCGTGCAAACTGCGTACAGCGTCCCGTTTGCTTCATCCGTTGTGACGCCACCCGATGCTGTTGTGCTGCCCGTCTGTGCGCCGGTTGGACTTGTGAGGGCAGGCGCACCACCCAGCGCCGTATTAGTCGGCGTGCTGCCCGTAACCCGTGTCGATCTTGCAGACGGTACGATTGCGTTAGTGCTGTAGTCCTGATCGTTGGCCCATAACAAGATAAGGCCCGATGGCACCTCCAGCGGACCATCAGCAATAACCGTCGCCCGCTCGCCGCTTGTCAGCACCCGGTCCCATCGCGCAACATAAGCAATGTCGCCCATGAACTCCCGATCCGTCCCTTGGCGGTTCATCAGAAACAGGTCGTACGATGCATCTGCCGAAATTGCTGTGGTCCCGTTTGATGATGAACTTGAAACATTCGTCGCGCCACGATAAATTATCATGTTGGCGCCAGTTAAGGAGCCGTCCCAAGTGAATGTGAAATGCTCCCAGACGCTTTTTGTATACGCAGAGCTAGCGGTGTTTTGTGACGGCTGAAATGCGGTCCCAGTCGAATCGGAGCCTATAGCTAGGATTCTGCTGGCGTCCGTAAGCATAAACCCACGTATCCCCAAAATGGAAGCCCCGCCCTTTGCGAACATGTACGAAGATGACGCGGTAAATGTTTCCGGTTTGACATACGCAATCCAAGTTTGCGCGCCGATGTTGTCCTGACTGGCGGGCGAGCCGAGGTTGATGTATCGGCCTGACGCGCCCGCTTCCGTACTCGTGATCGTTGGCATTATGTTTTCCTGAATGCGTTGACTGATGCGCCGTTTGACCAGTCGCGCAATCGTCGGTAGTAGTCTTGGTCGTACCTATCGACAAGCACAATCTGCTGCACGCTGCCGTTTAGGAACTCCGCAGTGCCACCAGTGCGTGCGCCAAGGTTGATGTTCTGCGCTTCTTCGGCTGCTGTGCCGATCAGCAAGGCGCGACTGTTGAGGTTGTCATCACTCATGCCACCGTAAGTGCCGTCCCACCACAGATTTACCGTGCGCTGCGCACCGTTTGCGATGTTGTTGTCAACCGATGTTTGAGAACCGCGTATCCACACAGCAGGCTCCGCGCCGGCGCCGTTATCGACGTAGCTGTGAAACGTTCGGTTGCTTGTGGTGCCACCCGCTTTTGCAATGACTGCGCCGACGTTTGTTGCCTTGAACTTTTGGATCACCATCCATGTATCGGCGGCCTCGGCAAACAGCTTCGCACCCGAGAAACTGGTTGCGCCCAGGTCGAGATAATCGTCCGTACCATCAAACGTCACGGTCCCCGACCCCGAGTAAGTCGGCCTGCTACCCGAAGTGGATTGCGAAAACGACAGGCTTACATCGCTGGCTTTGGCCGTCCATTTTCCGAGAGGCTGAGAGCTTGCCGTAACAGGCGTTGTCCCTGCCGAGTCCTGCCACATATTGGCAGTGTCGGCGCCGTCCCACCAGCCGCCGCCCCATCCCAGCACATCGAACAGATACGCTGGCGTGAATGGTGTTCCCGGCGTTGCAATCTCTGTATAGTCCACAACCACGGCTGCCACCAGCGCCCGGATATCACTCACACGATCTGCGCGGCTTGCAGCACCTAGGACCGTGATTGCCAACAGATCGCCGCTTGGAGCTTCCCAGAGTTGGCATGCAGTGATTTTTGTCAACTGCCCACCTTTGCCCCCAACGAAGCCAGGGTCGCCGTCCATTGGGGTCTGCAAAGTAATAGTAAAAACAGTTGGCGACCCGGATCGCACAATAGGCATCAAAAAAGTGTGATGGCGCCAGATGTCCAGCATGATCGCGTTGTTGTGCAACGCGGACAACAGTTTGTTCATTTCGGCGGGCGTTGCGTAGCAAGTTTCCAAGCCCGAGGCAGTCACAAAGTCTGCCGATGTCATGCCGATAGACCTTGCTTGGTTATTCATCTCAAGCAAGAATCGATTTTTCGATGCGGCCTCGGTCCCCGTGCCGCCGAGCAATTCTTTTCCGATGGTTCGCGCTATTGCATCCGCTGCAGCGTTATCACTGGGCAAAAGCATATTTGCCATCAAAGCGTGCAGCGTAAGCACATCCCCCGCAATCATGTTGTAGCTGTACGCAACGATGTCACCAGAGGTAATCGTGACTGTTTCCTGCAGCGACAACAGCGTCGGTCGATTCTGGAGCAGCACATAAGCCGTCATCAGCTTAGTAGTGCTTGCCAAAACCTCCGGAGCGCCCGTGTATTTGGAGTAGTACACCTCGCCCGTGCGCACGTTCATCACATGCGCCTGCGGCACTGTAATGCTCGGGATCGTAGGGCGAACTCGAACCCCTCTCCCAAACCCGTTGGCGCCCTGTCGGAACATCATCAGGTGATCGTGAACACACCCGCCGCGCCGTCCAGGTCGACGGTGAACGTCTCGCCAGCGGCGACAAGCTGCGAACTGCCGTAGTCCCAATACCCGGCCAGCGCATCAATCGTCTGGTCCCACAGAATCGCGTATCGCGCCGTGAAGCCCGCAGCCGATCCTGTCCAGGCCGCAGGGTCGGCCAGGATGAGTTTGAACACGCCCGCCGTCTGCGTGCTCGAAGTAATCGCGCAGGTGTTGCCGTTGGCCGTGTAGCCGCCCGTGGTGGTCAGCTCTGCCGCGTCGGCCTGCACTGAGTCAGTGACGTCGGGCAGGGTGTTGGACAGGATGACCCGCCAAGTGTCCGTGCCGCAGTTGATGCCCTCTGCCAATTTCTCTTGAAAGGGCTGGTACTTTACGAATGGTGATGCCATGGTGTTCGCTCCTATGAGATGGAGCGCACTTTGCCCGCCGGCCTACTGTTTGGCGAGAATCGCCGGGGGCAACGGTCAAGGCATCCCGAACGCTCCAGCTTCCATGGCGTCTTGGCGGGACTTGTAGATGCGGGCTACAACGTCCCGTGAGTGTGATGTTCCCGCTTCAGGAGGATGTAGGCTTGATGTGCTGCCTCTGGGGTTTCGTGGAATCCGCCATGGAGTTGCTTGCCATCAACCACCAACTTCGCGCCCCATTTGTTTTGCTGCGGTGCCCAGTAAATTCCTAGCAGACCAGATGCTTGGTTATTCTTCTGCGCAAGAATCTTGTTCTGGGCGTTCTGCCCCTTGGTTGCCGGGCGCAAGTTCGCCCACCGATTGTTCGATTTATTCGTGTCTCTGTGGTCAACCAGCGCAGCGGGGAATTCTCCAGTGACGTGCAACACCGCAAGTCGATGAGCAAGGTACAGTTTCTTGTCCAGGCGAACGACAACGTAACCCGCCTTGTTATGACACCCGGCAACGCCGCCGCGACGGCCCGTTGAACTGATATCGATGGCCCAAGTGAATTCGCCGGTTTCTGCGTTGTAGTCCAGAACTTCGCGCAGACGTTGCGCTGTAAGATTGGCATTAGCCATGAAGCACTCCTATTGCTGATTGGTCAGAGGCCCGCCTGTGTTGAAAGCACTTGCGGGCTTCGCTATTTTCGCTGTGTTTCCATCCAGACGCAACCGACCGAGTCAGTCTTACAATCCGCCCATGGCTAAGCAAATCCTATACTGGGTGATCGCCATTGCGGTTGTCCTGCAACTTTTCTCCTGCGTGTTCATGGGGCAGTCATTCATGCCCGAGCATCCGTTTTAGTTGACCTGGCGCGCGAGTTGGTCCTTGCGCTGCTGGATTTCCCTGATCTTCTCGCGTTTCGTGGTGCCGTCCATGTCACTGCGCTCGATGGCGCGGATTTCCTGGTTGAATTTCGACACGGCCAGTTTGATTCTGGTGACCCGGTGGAATGGTGATATCTTCTCAATATTGTCTTCGCGGAAGTCTGCCGCTTCCTCGGTCTTGCCATCCTTGACCATAGATCTCCACGTACCGTAGGCTTGCTCGATCTCCCTGGACTGGTCGTACATCTGGCTCACGTACCGGCTTGGCGCGTCCCGCAAATCACTGATCATGCTGCCGGTGGCGGTCTTCCAGTAGTCAGGCGCTGCACGCCCCACTTGGCCTGTTGCTGGTCGTGCAATCACATCGCCAGCGCCAACCACGAAGGAGCCCAGCCACCCGAAGTAGCCGCGCAGCATGTGGTCGATCTGCACTGGCGACAGGGTTTCAGCGCCCACCAGGCCGGTTACTGAGTTGGCTGCCGTGCTCAGGCCCCGCGCCGTCATGCTGGTGCGGTCGGTGAATCGATAGTCCGCTTTCAGCCGCTCCATGCTCATGGATTCGATTGGGCGACCGGTGAAGCTGTCCTTGTTTGAATAGACGTCGAGGATCGGCTTGACCAACTGAGGGACCGGGTTCATAGAAAGGCTGTCGCTGAACAGCTTGAGAACCTGCTTTCGAAACTGTGTTCCGGTCATCTCATCGTCGAGTGCGAGTTCGAATCCGTACTCAGCCAGAGTGGCCATAGCACCAATTTCGAATGGCTTTGGAATGCGAAAAGCCATGCCTCCAAACTTGAACCACCAGAAATTTTGTCGGTCCCAAACCTCCCTTTTCTTCCAGTCATCGTCATCCGAGTATGCCGCCAGCAGGGCAACAGAGAACATGGCCGTCGCGCCAAGCACTGCGGAAAACCTCGCCGGGTCTTCCTTGGCCGCGCGGCCCAGCTTGTACAGTCCTTGCAATCTGGCATTAAGGAACGGGACAGTTTGCGTCAGGAACCGGATTGTTGTGAAGCTGCCCTGCATGGAGAAGTCCATCAGGTCGCGGGCCTGCAACGAAGCATCGGCATGACTCATGCCTCCGCGAACGAGTTGGTCATACAGAGTGGCCCGGTTAACTGCCTCCCCGCGATTTCCAAGTTCGTTGTATGCCGTGATGCCGGGTTCAATGTACTTGCGGTAGAAGTGCTTGACCTTGTTCTGATCGCCCAGGATCGTTGAATCATCCACCCCGGACTCCACCAGGGCCTGCACGCGCTTGGCCTCAGATCCTTCGAGCATGGTCCCGAAGTGGATTGTCCCGCCCCCCGCCAGCAGCCGGAAGTAGAAATCGCTTTTTGGGTCTGTCAGTGCCCACCCCTTGGCGACGTTTGCCAGCGGGTTAGGGTTGATCTTCGATGTGCCAATGACTTGCACCGAGTCACGTATCAAGTTCTTGATTTTGAAGAATGGACTGGCGGTGACGCCAACTGTCAGCGCGTGCTTGAAGGCGCCCATCGCATTCATAACCGGGTTGCGCATCCCGGCATACTCCAAAGATGTGAGGGCCGTCATGATGTACGGGTCATCGACCAGGCTGTATCGCTTCATGCCGTCGTCCATGAACCAGACCACGCCGTTCTTATTGTTGATCGACGCGCCCATTTGAGCCAACGTCGACTGGTTTCCCGGCGAAGCCACGCCCATGCGCTCTGCTGCCTCTATGGTGGCCTTGGCCGCCCGGTTCTTGGCCGCCGCGTCCAGCAGATGCGCCCAGTTCATCAGCGTGTTGTCAAGCAAGTCGGTGTTCAGTGCGTTCTTGCCGCCTTTGAGTTGCTTGAATGCCTGCTGGCGCAGCACGCCGCCCTTGATGTTGGCGCCCCGGATGCCGCCGTCCGAGTCATCGGCCACCCGGTAGAACGGCACATAGAACTCATGCTCCCATAGTTTGCGGCTTGCGGCGTCGATCAGGCCCGACTGCTCGGCCATGTCCAGGGCGTTTTTATTGAACTCGTTGAAGATGCGGTTTGCGTCGGCGTAGATGCGTGCCCGGTCGCGCGTAACCTGACCTTGCTGCAGGCCGGCCTGGATCTTGTAGTCAAATGCCGTCTGCCCGGTGGCCAGCGTCTTGAGGTCGGCAATGTCTTGCGGGGAGAACAAGTTTTCCTTGCCATCTCCCATCAGGCGCTCGGCCCGGTTGGCTGCCACCCATCGCATAAAGTCGTGGTGCTCGCCCTGCAGTGGGATCAGTAGCCTATCCACCACGCCGCCGCGTCTCGTCTCGTCGAAGTCGTACACGCCATCGGTCAGTTTGAGTTGACCACCATGCAGAAACGTTTCGAACGCGCCTGATGCACCCTTGGCCAAGCGCAGCAACCCGTAGGCCGTACCGTCCAGTGCCTTGACCGGATCAAACTGGTCGACGATGCCCTGCGCCAATTTCTTGCCGACGTCTTTCCACAAAGCCTGGGCGCGTTCCTTGAGGGTCGGCACATCGACTTCGAAACCAACGTTTCGCATGGCGCGCAGCTGCTCGGGCGTGTGCTGGCGCGATGTCTGCCCTGTCACCACACTGCGGGCATAGCGGATGTCTGGGTTCTTGGGGTCGAAGGCGCCAGAATTACCGATGGCGGATTTGATTTGCGTGGAGTGGATCGGCTTGTAAGCGTCCCCGCCTCCCTCAAACGTGTTGTCGTAAACAAGGCCGTCATAACCCTTTTCCCCGATCAGACCTAGAAGGCTGCTGAAGCGTTCATAAATGGGATCGACACTGGCCATGTTCGCCTTAGCCCAGGCATCTGCCTCTTCTCGGCTCAATACCTTCTTTTCCACCAACTGATTGAGAAATGCCGAACCCATCCAGAATCCAGGGTCTTGGACACGAAGCGGATTCTGGAGCGACAAATAGACTGGCATGACGTTGCCGCCATCGACCGACTGACCTGCAAACGCGCTGGCGAGGCTTTGACTTCCTGTGAAGTTTCCAGCGCCGGGGGAAAAAGAACTGAAGTTATCCTTCGTCCCGTGGTACACCACCATCGGCGTCCCGTCGGGGTTGACAACCTTGGACCCTTTGAACCATGCCTTGAACGCAGCGGTGTCGGTCTGGTCTTGGCCGCCCCGCGACGCCGCCACCGCACCCCCCTGCGCCTCCCGCGCCCCATCCATCAGGTTGCGCTGCGCATTGACCAGGGCCCCTTGCAGCTCCAGATTCGTGAACGACACGTTGATCCCGACCGAGCGCAGCCACTCAGCCATCTTGGCGAACAGGCCTTTCAAGAACCCGTACCCTGGCCGGAACTCGCCGGTCACCGGGTCGATGGCCTGCTCCACGGCTGCTGCGGCGATCTCGTCGGCTTCTTGGCCCGGCGTCAGGTTGAACTCACCGTTCTCGTCCACGTAGGACTTGCGCACGCCGGCCTGCAGTTCTCGCAAAGGCTTGTTGCCCATCTTCAGGGCAAGCTGCATCTGGGCCATCATCTTGTTCCACTCGCCGCGCGTCTTCATGGCGCGCAGGCCCAGGTGGGCAATGGCTTCATGCCCGACGGCCTTGAGTACGTCCATGCGGTTCTTGACGTTGCCAGCTACCACGTAAATGTCGCCATTGATGTACAGGGCGCGCACGTCGCTAGGCGCCTTGATCGGCAGGTCGGCAGGGGTTGCCACCACGCGAACGTCGATGTTCAGGCGACGGGCGACGGGGGCGATGATGTTGCGGGCGTTGTCGACCGTCATGCCGGTGGACTGGGCGCCACGGCGGAATAGGGGCACGCCATCGGCTGCACGCTCTTGCATGGCAGGGGTGATGGTGAACGATGGCTGCGTCAGTGAGCCTTGCTTTTCAGTCAGCGCGGCCTTTGCTTCTGCCTCGGTATCGAACTGCAGGCCCTTGGAGTTGTAGTCGCTGCTCTTGAGCATCCATCGGCCACTTGCCGTTTGACTTGGTGGCGTGATGTGCCAGCCATTGCTGTCTGCGGTAATGCCGACACTTTCCATCGCCCCGCCGCCCAACTTGCGCAGCACGTCCTTCGTGATGTTGGGGACGATCTTGTCGTAGAAGGCCTTCATGCCTTCGCCGCCTACCTTGAGGTCTAGGCCGCGCAGGGTGACTGTGTCGCTGCCGCGCCCGCGCTGCCCTTCGCCGTTGGCAATCTTCTGTGCGATTTCCTTGCCTACGACTTCCTCGATGCGCGCGACTCCGATGCCGTCTTCACGAAAGGCCTCAGTGCGGCCATCAGTCGCCATAACAGCCACGTCGAACTTGTCATCGCCTTTCTTGCGGTAGTCGATGCTATCGACCTGCTTACTCAAGTCATACCGCTCCGCCGACTGCTCCCCGTTCACAAACGCTACCCGGTCATACCCGCCATCGACTGCCATCTTGATGACACGCTTGATCGCCAGGCTGACCCATGCATCGGTCTTGCCGACGAAGGGGGCATTGGGTACGCCCTTCTTGTTCGTTATGTCCATCATTTCCTGCCGGTAGACAGCTGGGTCTGCTCCGGGCCTCAGGCCGAAGAATTCGCGCACTTGGTCATCTGTCGGCGCAACACCTTTGATGCCATCCTTGCGGGCTTGCTGGGCAAAATCCGACTGGATCTCTTCCACAAAAAGGACTTTTCTACCCTCCGCATCTACCCTATCGTTGACGCGGATGTGGGCCAGGACGTTGGGCTGGTCCCAGTGGCCTGACTTGTACGTGCCGGGCGCATCCGTCAGAGGGATTGTCTTGAGCGTATGGCCTGTTGCCTCCAGGGCCTTGCGCACTTCTGCAGTCGGCTCGTCCTGAACCCACTGCTTCACTTGTCCCTGCCGGTCAACCCATGCGCGGCCATCCTTCACTGGCAGCGTCAACAGCACTTCCCTGTAGTTGGTGGCGCCAGGGAGTTGGTATTTGCCGAACTTGGTGTTGTCCGTAGCGCGCGAGTCCATTTGACCGGCGCTGCGCATGGCGGATTCTCGACTATCGCCATCGCCGACCATGATGCCTTCTGCATCACGAACTTCCCAATATCCTGGCTCATCTGGGTTCTCTTGAATGTCCCATCCTTTTGGCAGTTTTCCTGCTTCTACCTTGCCCAGCACCGTCTCCGTGACCTGAACCCCATTCGACTCCAGGTACTCGGTGATCTGTTCCTTGGTGACCTTGCCGGTCTGCAGTTTCAGCCAGTCGGTGACGCCCGACCATTCGATCTCGTCCTGCTTGACCTTGCCCGCCTTGACCAGGCCGATCAGGTTCAACTGCCACCCGCCTGCACCCTGGGCCTTGGCCGGGATCTTGCCGACCTCGCGTGTCAGGGCGCTGTAGAAGGGGTTGCCACGGGCGAACGCTGCATCAGGCTTCCCCTTCGCCTCTGGCTTTGCTGGTTCTGGTGCGCTTTCGATCCACCCCTGTTCACGCAGCACCGGGATCGCCGCTTCAATCGTTGCTGCCTTGGCGTCGGCCAGTGATTGAAAAGCATTTCCTTCGCCGTTCACTTTCCATCCGTTGCCAGGGAATTTCTGCACGTCGCCCCGGTTCATGGCTTGTCCGGTTCCCTTATCCTCTGGTTTCTGGAACCAGAACAGCGCGTGCGTCTTCGTGCCGTTTGTCTGCCCACGGTCGCGCCACTCAAACTGCTTGCGCGCTTGGGCTTCTGATACTTGTGGTGGGTTTTCTGCGTCAGTGGTCGCCTCTGGCTCTGGCTCGGCCGGCGCACTGAAAACATCCTGCTGCCCGGTCAGGTTCTGCGCTTCGGAGGTTGCCTTCAACTCACTTGTCAGCACATCGATGGCCTTGCCTTCCGCATTTTTGATACGGGCCATGAGCATCGGGGCGTCAAACCCAGGCATTGTTCTGGTGTACAGCGACTCAACCGTAGATCGCCCGATAGTCCTGCTCGGAACGTCAACGGATTGGCCAACAATGAAGCCATCTTGTGACTCCATGACAGGGCTATTTCGCGGATCATCGTTGTAGGGTTTTGGCAAACCTTTTTTCTTAACGACGTATCCGTCACCGATTGGGACCACCTCATGTGACTCACTCAGAGCCCTGGTGTTTAGTTCTCGCTGGGCCGCTGCTGCTGTTGCAAAGGCATTGCCTTGCTTTGCCGTGATGACATCCATGAGCGGATTGCTGGCGTTTTCGGCGTTGCTCGCTGCCAACTTGGTTCCGTCTGGATCAAGGTTCTCGCGGTGGATGGATTTGCCAGCGCGATCTCCCTTTGCCGTGTACATCGGCAACAAGGTCCGCTCACCATCCAAGTCGGATTGCTTGACATGGATGTTCCCCCCAAACCTATCCTTGATCTTGACAAATTCCGTGTCTGGTGCCGTCGGGAGTGTGGTTCCATTTGGTGACCGCGCTATTCCCGCCGGGGTTTGCTCGGATTCTTGCTTCTTCCTGAATGCTTCGTTGCCCCGCGCCAGCGCCAGCTTTTGATCCCGAGACAGTTTCATGAACTCGCGGTTCCACGCTTTCATGTCCTCGGCGTGCTTGCCGGCTTGCTCAGGTGTCGGTCCCTTCTTGCCGTAGAGTTTGTCCAGTGGGCGCGGCTTCGTCTTGCGCATGTCGTCCATCGCCCGCGCAAGTTCTGCCGCTGATCGCGTGTCTGGTGCCTTCGCCGCATCCTTCTTCGCCTTTGCCACCCTCATCTTCTTCAGGCCGGCGCCGGGTTCCTTGGGTGGGGTGGCCTCAGCGGCCGGCTTGCTGCGTGATGCAACCTGCTCGCGCTTGTCGATCAGCACATACCCACGATCTTGCGCGATCCCGGTAACGTCGGCCTTTTCCTTAATTTCGAACGACTCAGATACAGGGAACCGTCCTCTGACGCGGTACTTCAATTTGTCCGGGATAGATGGATCTTTGATTGCGAATATTTTCCGTCCACCAGAATCGCTCAACAGAACCGTGCTTTTCAGGTTAATGATCCTGTTGTGCAGACCGTCAATGGCAGGCGCCATTTTCGTCGGCAGTATTGCGTCATCCGCTGGCGCTTGCACTGGTGCTGGTGCATCACTTGCGTCAGATTCAATGCGGTTGATCTTCGACTCAAGTTCGTCTGCGGCATCCTTTGCGGCGGCAGCGTTCTTGCTGTTGTCTGGGAGTGCTTCGGCAAGTTTTTGCCATAGCCGCTTTGCCTGCAGGTCCAGCTTTGCACGCGCAATTTGCGTGGTTTTGTCTTCTCCCGCTTGCTGCGTGCCCATGGCTTTTTTCGCAGCAGCAACAACCGCCAGTTCGGCATTGATGCCATTTACTCGATCTTTCAAGCTGGCTGGATCGGGTACTGGCGTATCATTTGCGGATGGCTGAACCGTACCTTGCTTTTGTCCATCCTGACGACCAGGCGCTGGAGGATTTTCTGCGTCCAGACCTTGAGTTTGTCGGACCTCGCCAGCCGTTGATGCTGGGAGAGATGGTACGTTTTGACTGCGGGTTTCGCTTTGTCCCACCGGTGACACTCCGGAACGGGGAGGCTCTTGTGGTGCAGTCGACGGTGACGTTTCCAGCGGATTGACCGGTGGCTGAACAGACTGACTTTGAACTGGCGAAGAACCAACGGGCGCGGGCGATGCTTGACCGGGCGCTGTTGGCGCAGTCTGCGAAAAAGGCTTTGACTCAGCCGCTTGCGCCGTTTTTCCTGACCCTTCTCCCTGACCAGCTGCCGCCTTCGCCGCCCGCTCTGCCTGCTTTGCCTCAATCACCGCCCTGAACCGCTGCCCGCGTGTCAGTGCATTCCCGGTACCGCCCGCTTGTTCAGTTCCTGCATCAGATACGTTCGCCGGTCCTGCTGGCTGCGAAGGGCTTTCAATTCCTCCCGCTGCTCCGGGGACAGGCCCGGGTTGTTCAATTCGTTCCGACGTAGCTTGCTCGGCTTGAGCGGCTTGTTGCGCATCTACTACTCCTGGGGTTGATGGAATCTGTGAAACGGCAGCGGCAATGGGGCCAGCTGCTGGCGTGGTGGGTTGCTGAAATGGTTCCGATGTCCGAATTCCGACATCGGCTTTTGCCGCATCCTGGCCTGACTTTTGGGACTTGTCCTGTTTTTTCGCAATCTCGGCTGCTTGCTGCTCGGCTTGCTGGCGCTGGACCACCTCCGTGGCCCCGGAATCAACAGCGATTGCAGCCGCCGCAGAGGTGGGACCAGCAGACGGATTGATGCCCATGGCCTGGGATGCAGTGACCGGTGGCGGTTCGATATAGGTCGGCTCCAAGCCGCGACTGGCTAAATCGAACCACTGCTTGCGGTCATCCTCCGGGACGAACCGCTGGCCGGTTTCCGGGTTCATGTAGCCATCTTCTGGCAGCGGCTCGCCCGTATCTTCTGGATGCCCGAAAAGCGAATCACCAGGCACGTACCCGGCGCCCGGAACTGGCTCGCCCGGCTGCAAAGACACACCTGGTGTGTCTTTAGCCGGATCGGGCTGGCTCGGGTCGAATCCGGCATCTGGTGCGCCGGGTGGCGGTGGCGGGTTGATTGGAGGCAGTGTGGATGCGTTTTGGATCTGTTTTGGACCGCCTGCAATGGCTCCGACCCCACCGCCAACGATGCCGCCGATGACACCCTCGCCCACTGCCTGACCGGCCACGCCCTGGAACGTCGGGGTGTCAAAGCCCTGGCGCTGCTCGGCCACGTTGGAGGCATACCGTTCCTGACCGCCCTGCGGGCCCTCGGTCAGTGTTTCCGCACCCGCTGCTTTGCCGATCCTGCGCAGTACAGCGCGCCCGCCCGTGCCCATAATGGCACTCTCTGCACCAGTTAGGCTCGCCAGAACGCCGCCTACGCCGCCGATGGCAATGTTTGCCGCATTCTCACCGGTGTACGACTGCGCCTCATCAGCCTTGGCCTGGGCCTGCGCCGGGGTCATGCCCGCTTCGATCTGCTTTTGCTCGACGGCGTCGTAGATTGAGCCCTTGACCGCGCCTAAGCCCTGTGCTGCACCGACTCCCCCACGAATACCCAACTGAGTCTTCAGCGACCGGCCCTTGGTCAGATACGCCGCCAACAGCGTAGGGGCGAGTGAACCCAGGCCGGTGGCAACGGAGCGTACTGGAGCCTCGGCAATCCCGCCCAGCGTGGCGCCGATCTCGTCGAAGGTCGACCCGCCGGCCTCCGCTGCCTTGATCTTGGCCTGGCGCGCGGAGATCTCGTCCTGCGCGTCCTGACTCATCAGGCGCCCGGCACCCTGGCTGACAGCGCCCAGTGCTTTGGATACCCGGTTCCCGGCACCTACCGAGTCGGCCACCAGTGCCTTGGTGCCACCGGCTGCGCCTTGGACGAACCCAAGCCCGGCATCACCCAACTTGCGCAGTGCGCCGGCTGGTTTGCGCGGTTCAAACTGCGACCAATCGACCGGTGCTTCTTGTTTCTTCACACTGGAGTCAACCGGCGTGAAGTCATCCCAATTCACTTTTTCCATGGGTTATTCCAGAACTGGCTTGCCGTTCTTGACCACGTAGTTCTTGCCGTCCTTGCCCTTGATCTTGGTCCCGTCGGCGTATGGCGCTGGTTCCTGCTGTACCTTCACGTCCCCGGTGTCCTCGCTGTATATGACAGGGGGCAGTGGGTTCCCCCTTGCGTCGGTGCCGGCGGAAATGGCTTTGAATCCCAACGGCTTCGCAGGAACCTTGGTCCTGCCCATCAGCGAGTCGAACACCTCAACTGCTGTCTTGCGCTGCTCAGGCGTCGATTTCGGGTCTGCGATGGCCGCTTGCGCTGCGTCCAGCCGTGCCTTGGATGCCTGATCGAGTTTGGCGCCAGCGGCGTCGACGTCGAACTTCTCGCGCGCCAGCTTGCGGTCCTCGCCGCGACCGGCCTGCTCTGCGCCGAACTTGCGCTCGTTGAATGCGCGGTCTTTGGCGCTGTCTCCGGTAGCTGCGCGCTCTGCCCTGGCTTTGCTGATCGCACCCAGCTTGCGCGCCGTCATGGGCTTGCCGTTGTTCATCAGTGCGAACTCGGCATCATCTCCAGCAACTCGCGTGCCGAAGTTTCCGCCGTAGTATTGCCGCAGTGCCTCTGTGTCACCACGGGCCGCAGCGGCGTCCAAGGCAGCATTGACCTGACCGTCAAGGTTCGATCGGTTGCTTGATCCGCCGTAGGTGAAAGTCCCGTCGCCGGTACCGGCCACGAAGCCGCCGCCCGATGGCCGCGCGTTGCCGTTCTTGTCCACGAAATTGACAAGTCCTGACACGTTCCCGCCAGAATACGAATTGCCGTCGCGCGTGACCTGACCGCTGACTTCCCCGAGTGCTGCCTGGGGCTGCGGTGCGGCCTGAAGCTGTGGCGTGACGATGCGCGGGTCTTGCATGCCCATGCGCTGACCGTTGCCGCGTCCTTCGATCCTCGGGGGAACTGCGCCTGCTGGTGCAGCTGCTACAGGTGCTACAGGTGCTTGGATGCGGTCGACCGGGGATGTCGGGTCAGTGCCGACAAGGCTGCGCCCGTATTGGATGGCCTTGTCCGCGCCGTAGTAGCCAAGCGCACCGCCAGCAACACCGCCGACAACCGTACCGACCGGGCCAAAGACGCTACCAAGGGCCGCGCCCTTTCCTGCGCCAGCAGTGGCGGCTGCAACGCGCCCGACGCCTTCCGCTGCCTGAGTGCCGACATCAATGCCGGTTGCGTTTGGGTCTTGCGCGACTTGCGCTGTCGATATGGCCTCTGGCACTGCCGAGAGCAATGCGCCGCCCGCTGCCGCGCGAGACATGCCCTTGACGGCCCCGAGTGCGCGACTGGCCATGCTTGGTGCCTGGACTGGCGTTGATGCAGCAGCGCTGGGCTGGATGTACGCGCCGGTTGCCGGGTTGACCGGGGGAGGCTTGTAGCCCTGCGGCAGTTTGATCTGCTCCAAGGGTGGTGGCGTGTAGCCAAGCATGCGCGGCGCTGCCGTTGCGCGCGTGGGCGCCGACGACGATGCACGGCCTTCCCCTACTTGCTGAAAGCCATTTTGTGATGGAAGCGGCGCGTCGATTCCTGGCCGCACGAAGTTTTGCGCCTTGATGTCGACAAGTGCTGTGCTGGGTGTCGGCGGCGTGTAGCCGATCTGCAATGGCGGGCGCGCGATTGGGTTGGCCGGGCTGCGACCGTTGGCCGTCATCGCCTCGTTGACCAGGCTCAACATCGGATTCTTCCCCACCAGGTCGCCGGCCTGCGCGCCCGTGAGGCTCGGCGTCGTGCGCGCGCCAACTGCCTTCATGTTCATCTGGCGCAACCGGTCCTCGGGTGTTACGCCGCCGCCCACCTCGTACTTGCCCTTCACCGCGCCCAGCCGTGGGTTCTTCGCACTGGCCTTGTCACCGTCGGCGATGGCGTTGAGCTTGTTCATAAACGGCACGCCCAGCTTCTTCACGGCGGCGGCCTTGACCATGTACTCGCCATTGCTGGCCATGATATGGATGTCGTCGCTGGTGCCGGTGCCCTTGCCATTGACCTCGCCGCCCTTGGCGAACTTGATCCCTGCCGGGTTGTCCTTGGTCGGTGTGCCGCTGGAGTAGCCCGCTGGAACTGATGTGGCCGGTGGCGCCTCGATCTGCGCAGACCTGCCGCGCTGCTTCATTGCATCCGGGTTGTTGCCCACCAGCTTGTTCAGGTCCCGCTTGATCTGAGTGACCAGCCCGCCTTCGGCATAGCTGCGAACGGCGCCCAGTTTGGTGTGGTTGGCTTGCATCGAATGTGCCCTCTGTTGCATGGGCGCATTCTGAGCAAGCTACGTGGGTCTGGCGATAAATGCCGGGGGCAATGCCGTGCAGGCATAGCGACACCCGAGGCTCCCGACCCCGGTATTCGGGGCCATGTGTTGGAGTCCTCTCAGCCAGCCCGTAGGCCTGCTGCTCGCTGAACGTCGCATTCGATTACCAGGCGCCCGTATCGTGGGCCA